ATCAAGCGAAGCACCGACGGCTTGGTCTGGAATGAATAAACGCCATATCTGTTTACTCATAGTAAAGACCTCAGTTCGTTGAGCTTGGCTTTCTTAGAATAAGTAATTCCTTTTTCATACAGAAGTAATTGGACTTCTTTTTTAGTCAGAGATGTTTTCTTGCTTTCGGCCTTTTCCTCAGCCCACAAAACATCTATATCAACCCGTTTCCATCCTTGTTCCTCTAGTTTTGCAGCTTTTGCTTCGCTGTAAACAGGAATAATCCCTTCTTTCTGTAAATAGATCATAACCTTCTCCGTAGAGGTAAAGCCGCCCCTTTCGAGACGGCGTAGTCATTAAGTGATGCGTAGCATCGTACTACTACGTAGTAGCTGGAGTCGCCAGAGTACCTGATGAAGCACAAAGACCGGATACAGTCCAGACAGTCGTAGAGATAGCCACAAATTTATAGTGAGTGCCTATCAAACCGCCTGTGGTCGTGCCGTTGTGGGTCAAGGTGATATGAGATGTTCCGTTAAGAAACTGACCCTCACTCACCGCCGTAGTGTCAATCATTTGTTGAAGACCGCCTGACAGAAACTCACTCGCTACCGTGGCAGTCGTGATGACGTGGCTGTTTGACGTTACCGATACAGATACGGCAAATTCAAACTGTAATCCTGCTACTGGAGTCGGCAGGGTGATTACCGACCCTGCTGCCTGATCCAGAAGGACTAAGGCACCTGAGTCTGCTGCGACTAATGTTAAAGTCGATCCGGCTGCTATAACTTCTCTGTGCCAACCGGGAGCCACTAGCCCTTCAGGACTGTTGTAACCTACTTGTTCTAAAGCCATGATATTTTCTCCGAAATATGTTTCAGTTCGTAATTCTGCAGCCCCAAGTGGGTCTGAGGGCGGCAAAGCCGTATAGAATATCGATACGAAGCAACAACTCATCATTTCTAATGTCACTTCCAAGCCAGCACCGCATACTCAAGTTATCTTTCACCTGAGTAACACATTTCTGCGCATCGTCAAAGATTGGAAGATCAACTGTAGCGAACTGATAGGCTTCTTTGTGATACATCAGGTTTTGAAGATACCCTGTTGAAGCCGCACCAACCCATACTAAAGCATCGTTGTTTGCCGGAGATGAATCTACGTTTTGTCTCCCAGCAGATACATCGCTTGTGCTAAAGAAGATCGCCGGACTAAACGATATTGCTGTAGTAGTCGGAGTTGTATCCGCTGTTACGACGAATTGCTGTAGATGGGAAAAACTCGCTTTCGTCTCAGGGTGAACCGCAAACCTGGAGGCCAGGGTGAATACAGACCCGACTGCTGGAGCTACTGAGGCACCGTCAATGGTCAGAGTTGTAAGGCCGTTAGTAAAAGACGCTTGGTTTATCGCTATCCCTGTAACGTCTGAACTGTTGGTGTGGGTTGCCATACGATCATTCTCATACCAGTCTGCCATTGCAGTTCGTCCTACCATTCCTTCCCTATACTGCTCTTTAATCTGAGCCGAGTCTTGGAAGAGGCCTGAAAGACCTTGTACGACTCCTGCCATAGTCACGGAATCAGCACTGATATAACGGTTTCCGTCTTTTGGTGCGAGGTTCTGATTCAACTTAGCCCTTGCCTCGCCGCCTTCGGTTAGGTCAGTCATTGGAGTGCCGGGTGTTCCTACTAGATTAGCGGTGGCGTCCGTACAAAAGGCAATGAAATCTCCTTCGATTCCTGAACATAAAACCGATAAAGCGGGTTCTATATAGGTCTTGGAAAGGTCATCAAAAGCAGCTCCGTTGTTGACTGACTGTTGAAGTTCTGCTGAGTTAAACCGCATATCAACACCGTCTTGGGTAGCGACTGTGAAGGTCTGGGTTCTTTCGTCTTGGTCTTGTACATCCATAACCCTCGATCCTTTTCTGCGGACGTACTGGTTGGGTTCCCTTACCCTAATCGATTGGCCGTTCGGCCCTCGACTGGCATCGTATCTAAACGATTTGTCATATTGCATATCGGTCGTGCCGATAAACTGTAATTTTTCGTGCGCTATCCGCTGGGCTTCTTTTAAGACCAAATCGGTTACACTAAGTGTATTAGCCATTACCTTTTCCTATATTTTGCCCTCCACTTCTCAAAAGACTCTTGTGACGTACCGGGGCCGGTTTCGACCTTTTCATTCACTGGGTCTATCTTTGGGGCAGGTTTCGGAGCCTTAGACGTATCAACGGGCTTTACACTTAGATTAGCTTCTAACTTGACGACTTCTCTCATCATCCCCGCATAGTTCATTCGCGAGAGCTTGGAGGCCATATTTAAGTTCTTACCTAAATGGTAAATAACTTCCGGCCCCATATCCGATGTCCTTATCGTGTCTGCTAACGCTGGGCTTATTTCAAGTCCTCGCGTATTGGTGACCGCATAATAATCGTCATGCTTGACAGCATACTTAGCCTCTTTAGACCTGAAATCAGACTCTTGTTTTTCATAGGTTTGTTTCGCTGCTTCGGTTTTGTATTCCTCTGCGGCTTCGACCTTACCCATATCTCGATTATGAGCGGCAAATTTCGCCTCATCATACTCGAAGCTTTCAAGCGTCCTTTCGGTCTCTTTGGCTAATGGTTCAGGAACAGGCTTTTGAGCTTCGTTGCGCCAGCGATCCCGATCCGATCTTAGTTCATAAATATCCGCTGTTAAATCGTCTATTCGTTTTTTGAACCCATCCGTTTCTTTCTCTTCTGGTTCAGTTTCGGGTGACGGCTCCGAGGCTTCAACTTTTGTTGCCTCATCATCTTTGGGAGATTCAGTCGTTTCTTCGGTTTTGGCCTCCGCTTCTACCGCTTCTACTTCTTTAACTTCCTCGACTACTGTTTCGTCGGTTACGGCTTCCGCCGCTGCTTCTTCTGACATTTCGATTGCTCGTTTCGTGTTGCCAACACGTATGGGGTTGTTCGCACCTTTACGAACTGCCTTTAACCCTGCGTAACTCACAGGTAAGTCTTATATTATAATATTCTTATATTATAAAGTAGTCAAATACTTAATGAATCATAGTTTATCGGTTACGAATTTCATCAAGAAATCTAGTATTTCATTATCGTCTTGAATAATACGGGTCTTCCGTCGAGTATTATCTGGATATTCTGCAAATCCTTTACCAACTTTTTTAACTACTGGTTCTAGTGTCTGAAAGAATATAAATACCCCTGGACCCATAGGTAAGGTCATCCTCATGCCGGTATGTAATATCCCATTATTGTCATGTGAATATCATCATCTGTTGTTTTTGCATTGACGAATTTTCCTTCGGTAACTAGAATATTAGTAGGGTTCAGAGTAACAGAATCCCCTCGAATCATTGCCTCTTGATGTAAAATTTTATCTGCTGTAAGTGAAGTGGGAGACGATGCTTCGTAAATTACAACATCTGCGTCTACAGTATTGCTAACTTGGCGGTCTGCTTTTGCTCTAAGGCCAGTGATAACAAATTGTTCTCCGACTTTAGGTTTGTAAAAATTATAAGCTGTATTATCTGCGGCTAATTCTATGAATTGTGTATCGTCATATGCAAATGGAGCAACAATAAGCTGACCTATTTTTGAAACACCAGCCTTAGATTTTGTACCTTTATTTCCATCTGTTATCTGAACTGGAGCTGACATTAATCGAAATAAAACTCAACTGAGCAAGTAGCAAAAGTAGTATTGGTAGTACATTCGATAGCAATTGCATCACCGTTCCCCAGAATTATAGCTCCGGCCCATTCGACCATCATGGTGTCTGAGGCAAGAATTCTTGCATGGTGTAACTTGGTAGTAGAGAGACCGGTGATGCTGGCGCCCCCAAGACAAGTTACTGATGCCGTGTCAGATGAATTGAAATTCAAGTTAGTGGGCGTTACAGCGTTGCCTCCTGTTGTCGTCCCAGTAACCTTGTAAAGATGAAACATACTCGCCGAATTAGTATTCATAATAATACGGTTAATATGAAGATTTAATGCAGTATCATCATTTTTCAAGTAGAAAAATATTTGATTAGTACCCGTTGTGGTAAAGTTTGTTTCTGCAATAAACGCTCTTCCTTCTACTTCTGAAACCGCGACAATTTCTTTTCTGACAACAGCAGCAGCTCTTACACGATTGGATGAATCTACTTCAAGTAAATATCCTCGCCCTTTCCCGTCTTCTATTTGCAAACCTATGGCTGTACCCTCCTGGGAACATTATGGCCCCAATTAGTTATTTCTTTTGGCATTTGTCTATTATAAGTTAATTCATAATGACAACTAGAACACAATTCATCCATTACATTACCTTTAACAAATCTACCCTTATTGTCCCTAAGCATTATTCTTCCTCATGTATAAAACCAATAATAGCCGCGTATACGGTCATACTGGTATTACTAGCCTGTGGTTTAATTTTTATACCGAAAGTAGTTCCTTTCGGCAATACTTCTCCAATAGTAATGAACGATCTTGCATCTGCTTTAGCATAAACAAAAATATGATCATCACCACCGGTCATGGTGTTGCCAGTAGCGCCTTTATAAACATCAGCAATTAATATTTTATTGCTGCCGTAATTACGGTTACTCTTAATATCAACGTTAATAGCATTAGAAACAATAGTTCCGGCAGTAGGATTTCGGATAAACGTAACTTCAGGAATGCCCCCAGACCCACCAGTGCTTGGGCCTAATCCCAGGGCTATTGCTTTGATAATGTAATCTCTGTCTTCATTATTCTTAAAATAAAGGACAGGAGTGTCAACTGCATTAGTGAGGGTAATTTTCCCGGTATTAATATTGTAAGCATCGCCTTCTTCATTAGCTTCCTCTTCTTCACTTCCTGTAACAGAAAAGCTATGAAGACGTTGCTTATTATCAACCTCGGCTAAAAACCCTCTACCTTTACCATCTGAAATTGTATCTGGCATTATTATAAATCCTCGTGGGTAAAGTAATTATCTGTCAATATAGACAAGTGGAGATTAGTTATCTTTAGCTCTTTAACAATCGCCTCAAGACCTGTGTAAATATTTTCCTGCTGTACGTGTGCTGTGGTTGTTAACTGGACAAGAAGCCCGTCTTCTGTAACAAGCATTGCAGTGCCGTCTTTACCTAATGCTAACTTATAAACAGGGTAATGAACACTACCTATTACATCGGTTGCTATAGGTACCGCTGTACCATCTTTGCTAGGCGTGACAGGTATGTTATCAACCATTAGACGTTGCAACTATGCGTAGGATAAAATTGTTTCTATCACGCTCAATGTCGAATACCCATTCAGTCGGGTGTTTTTCAGGCTCAGGTTGATTAGTCACTATAACCTCTCTGACGGGTTCTGGCTGGTTTGTTACTGTCACCTCCCTGACAGGTGTGGTGGGGTTGACCACCTCGACCAATACTGGTTCTGTTATAAGGTCTTTCTTCTGATTTACCTTATTTGGAATCGCAATGTCAGCAACCGAATATGGTAAGCTTCCTGTCTCAACCTCCTCATGTATCAGAGCTTTATTTAATCCACTTTGAATAGACTGAAGACCTGCGACTATATTCCTCAACCACGCCGATTGAGGGGCAACACCATTCCTGTGTCCGGAAAGGGAGTTAAGTTCGGTGTATTGGTTATTGGGCATTTTCGTAAGTAGGTACAGCCGATAATTGACCGTTTTCACGCCTTAAATCTATTTTGCTTATCCTGTCCTTGTTTTGAATTTCAGCTAAAGTCTTAAAAGCTGCCTGGTTAAACTGGTTAGCCATTTCCTTAATCCCTGCTACTGACTGGTCTAACTCGCTAACAAGGGCATCGTTAAAGGCGTCCTTATTCTCTGGGGACTCTTCATTACCAGCTTTTTCTTCCTCACTTAATATGATATTTGTATAGGTAAGTTTAGCCTCCTTGTCTACCAGTCTAGAGACTTCTTTAGCGATAGTTCCCTGGAATGTAGCCACTAGAGTCTTAAAGTTGGCCTGTTCTGTCTTTAGGTTAGATATAGCTTTCTCTACGTCTACTCTAGCTATACCAGCCTCAGTCTTGACTTTCTCAGCCTCAGCCCCGGCCTGTTGGACGACTTGCATTTGTTGCTCAACCATTTGCATGCCTTGTTGGGCTTGTTGCATCAACATCTGAACCTCAGGCGGTATTTGTTGGTCTTTATTTAACATCTCCTGAATCTGCGGCGGTAACATGACTTTAGCCCTTTCAGCCATTTCATCACTAAAAGGTACGTCCATTGCTTTAAAGAGCAAGTCTCCATAAACCAGCATCATTTGTTCATTGCCTAAAAATAACTGACCGAATGTCTCAACAAATTCTTGGCGTTTAGTAGAAAAACTCGCGCCAGTCGTCACAGTTACGTCATAACGCCCTACTGATAGATCGTTAATTTTAATCGGGTACCCATTATCGTCTAAGACAGTCTGACCCATTTCATCCTTGGCAAACTGGTTAAAAGTTATATAGTCCTCTTCACCATCAGCTCCAAGTATTCTCATTTCCCTTTCGGTGTCGTAAACATAAGGAATCAAATCAATCAATATTTCGTAAGTCCTTTGAACGCCTTTAGCCATATTGTCAGGGTAGTTAAAAGTAATAGTGTCTCCTGACTCTTGTCGGGCGTATATCGCTCTTCCTGATTGAGAGGTTTCCTCTCCACGATCAGGCGGGAAAATACCCATTACCTCATCTATTTCAGCACTGGCTATCGCGCTTTCCTGAATTAAAGCACTAGGAATAGTAGCGCCACCTGATTTCTGTGGTGGGCCGGGGCTTAATGGATCAGGGTTAAACATTTGAAAAGGAAAGTTCTTTCTATGCGCCTCTTCCCATTTATCTGTGTGCCCTTCGGCTTGTTTAGGAGTAACCCAGTCAAACTCTAGTGGAGCCATTGCAATAGTCTCTGCAATAGCCGTTCTACTGACGTTATATGACCTTTGAGCGTCTTTGGCAAACTCTCCAAGACCATACCAATAAGTCTGGCCGTCAACTATCATGTACTCACCAAAAACCTTAATAAACGGAAACATAGTCCCAGCCCACTCAACCGGCCCTTCTATAATTGCTGCGCCAGATACTATAACCATCATTATTTTATGGGTGTCGATAGTTTTCTTTTCCTTGACTCTTGTCTGCTGTAAAGCCGCTGCTTCATCGGCACTAGCATCTACGATAGTCCCATCGTCTAGTTTCCACAGTTCCTTTGTAGTTGGTTCCTTATACCAATACTCAGCTATTCTTATCTTATCTTCGTCCTCCCACTCGTCATCGTCATCAAACTCATGGTCTTCAAAACTGATAAGGTCTTCGTCTGGATATTTTCGTTCGTAGTCTGTCTTCCTTATCTTTTCAGTTAAAACCCAGTCCTCACAGTCCCTCTTTAACATGTCTCTTGCGCCTGGATCGTGGAATAAAGTAAAAGGATTGGCTATAGGCATAACCTTTATATCTTGAATAAAAGGATTATCGTCTGGTTCCTCAGTTATGATCCTCCAAGCACCCATCCCACCACCTACCTGATACTCTGCAGCGTAGTCCATTATGGTGTCACCGTCCGAGGTATTCCAGATGTTCCTTATTAAACCTTCTCTATACTCGGCTTGTTTCTTATCGGTTCCCTCAACACCCCGAATCTTTCCTTGTGGCCGGTTAGTCCTAATATGGTTAATGACTTTCTTCGCGTTAACACGGACTTTATTAAATTCGTAACAAGGTCTTAATCCTCTCTCAACCTTTTGGTTGTAATCCCATTGCTCACCAGGAATATTGACAAACTTCATATTTTCCATAGCACCGATAAGATTATCTTCATCGGCGTCTTTCATTATTGTAAATCTGTCTCGAACCTTCTGGAGCAAGTCTTTGTTGGCTTGTTTGGTGTCTTTGTTTTTAGCCATATCTATTAATCCATTGCCATAAAATAAGAGGACTATAAATCACCCTCTTAAATGCTAGAACTCGTCGTTGCCGTTTAATTTCCATTTCGGCAGCCGATACTAATTTCTTCACAAATCTTTCTGATTCTTCAGGTGTTAAATCGCTTAGTTTCTTAGCCATACAGTCCATTCTATATACTGGCCCCCATCTGGTTGTTTTATGATATCTGGTGATTCTAATTGCTTTCATGTTCCTAGACATAATTGGTACACTCTAACCGTTATATATCCCCGTGATTTCTGGCACTTTCTCTCTATTTGAAGCAATAATCAATGACTTACATGTAAATGACACTGGAATTGGTACAATCATTTCGTCCATAACCCTGTCTCATACTTACGCTCAATATAAAAAGACCGGAGCATTAACCAATTATAAGGGCGGTATAGATAACTACAGACTCTACACCATATCATAGGTTTACTGAAGATATGGCCTAAGCCATGCCAAAATCTCACCCGAAACCATGCGAAATAATATTTCATTTTCCTAACCATGTCGTCTAAATGCTGCGTAATAATCTCCAAGTTCAGGAGATTGTTTAGTAAATTCTTCAAATACTATCGACATTAAACCATAGGCATCTGCGCCGTGACTAGCCCAATCATGTTCAGGGCCGAGTCCTATATCTCTGTTCTCGTCTTGCTTTTCGTGATACCAGCCTAAAGCGTCCATACCTGCTTCAGTGGTCTTTTCGTTAAACCATACACTAGGAAATGTCCGCCTAGCTGACTCAATACGCATTTTAGCCGCACCCTTACCCTGGTTAGGAACTACTACAACATCATAGCCAGCCGCTTTAAAGGCCGATTCATAACTTACATCGTAAACCCTGTCGTTGGTCTCACCGTCATGCGGTAGCCAGATACTTGAGTTGTCAGGCTCATAACCGTTAGCTCTCATCCATGCTAAGTGTGTAGCAATTGGCTGGCCTCTGGCCTCGTAGTAATTTAAAGCTCGAATCTCTCTACCAACAAACTGACTAACCCATATAGCAAAGGCGTCAGACTTAGCCCCTGTTCCACCGATATCCATAAAAAGTCTATGCTTCATTAATGGATCAGCGCCGACTCTGCCTATCCTTTTGTCCTTTCTTGCTTCCTGGATAAGTTTGGCGAAGTAAGCCCCTGACAACACAGTAGCATAGCCACCGTCCCATATATGGTCGTATTGTTCGGGTGTTTTATCTAAACAGTCAAGCCTTTCCTGTTCCAGGACATCAGGAAACCTGGGGTTATCAGCCCAATTAGCCCTGACTACTATTGAGTCAGTTGGTAAGTCTTTTCTTAACATCAAATCAACAGGATCAGTCTTTCTGCGGGGATTCCATATAAACCATAGCTCTGATGCTATATTAAGTAGTTTGTTCTCCCATCTAATGGTAGGTCTTAATAGGTTTAATGACGTGGCTGATAATGTCTGGGCTTCTTCTACTAACGCCCTGTGAAAGCCTTCAAACGACTTTATTGAGTCGGCGGTGTGGTCTTGCATCCCCTGGAACTCAATCACACCATCACCTGGAGTCTTGATAACAGTCTCGTAAACCTTGAACCCGTCTGATTCTCCTAACTCGAACTGAGTTAGTTTATCTTCTATTAGACGTTTGGCTGATTGTTTAAGGGACTTCTGTATCTCCCTGACACATAAGCATCTTAATCCTTCGCCAGCATCACCTGGGAATGTAACAGCGTCTTCAATGACCTCTTCAGCAAAGAAATGTGACTTGCCAGAACCTCTACCTCCATGAGCACCTTTGTATCTGGCTGGTTCTAATAGAGGAGCGAAGACTCTAGCTGTTTTTCTTTTTAGGGTCGATGATCTCATTTTCAACCTTAGTTATAGGGTTATCTGGGTCATTGCCTAATAACACGCTTTGTGCTGGCTTACCTTCCATTCTGTCACCGAATTCTTTTAATGCTCCCAATTCTTTATTATCACAAAGCTCTAGTAGATTTTCAGCTAATTCATCAATGGCTTTTTTACCTTCTAGCAATCCTTCTGACCTTTTATCTAAAGCACGTTGAATAGCCGCTGTCCACATTTTAGCGTTAGCTGCATTGGTGTTTCCTATTTGTCCACCTCTCTTACCATTCGACACGAATTAACCTTTTGATATGAAATCTTATTTCTCTATGGTAAAAGATGATTCCTACAAATATTCCCATTAAAAAAAGAATTATATATCCCATTTAATAACTACGTCTTTTAGGCTTTGGTCGCTTCTTTTTTTGTTTCACAAATAATCCGACAGGGTCATATATTTCTACAGACTGTTCTCCGAATCTATAAATAATACCATTTTTATCGCTCCCGTTTAAATGCCGAAGTCCAACACCAATTGATCTTTCGATATCCTTTGCTGGTACTATTCTATTCATTTTAATAGCCACGCCTTTTTGGCTTTCGCTGTTTCTTTGGTTTCTTCTTAGGTTTAACTTCATTCATATTAGTGTTTCCTTATATAAAGTCTAAATATCTGGTTAGTATCCCGTTACCCATGTCTGGTAGTGGTTTTAAATCACTCAATGCGTAACCATCGTTAATAACACCTTCCTTTATCTTTTCAATACATTGTCTTTCTATTTCTGGCTCTATATTGGTATTTCCATATGTCCAACTATCAACACCCCATTGTTCTTTCCCAGTGAAGCAATCGTATCTATGTATTGTATGGTCTTGGAGAAGATTATAGTTTTCACTAACCCTGATTAATCCCTTTAATCTATTGTAATCATGCAGCGCCATAATAGCGCGGCCAGACAAATATTTATTTAATTCTTTAGCTTCGGGCAATCCAATAATAGCAACCGCTGGAGTTGCTGCTAAACCTTTTAAAAAGTTTCTTCTTTCCATTCAACTATCCGGTATTGCCTTGTTGTTAAGTATCTTCCAGGTCTTGGTCTTTCTGACTTGTGTGTCTGTGTCAGGATTTCTTGAGACTGTAATTTGTTTCTTCTCTAATCTATTAGACTGGCTTTGTAGGGCATTTTCTGTCGCTGTTATAGCTATTGCTATTGAAGCCGCTGGCGTAAGTATTGTCCAGTCTTTTAGTTCCGTACCTGTGGTTAAACAGTCTAAGCGGTACTGAGCCGTGGTAGGAACTTCGCTGGCTTCTCCCTCTCTGAAGAAAGCAGTCGCGATCATGCTCGAACCTTCAGAGAACTTTAGTTGTGGGACACTGATAAAAACCTCGGCCATTAGTTAATTTTACCATAGGCGGCTTCAACAACTTCTTTATACTCTATCCCGTTAATTCCAACTCTATGAAGCATTTCATCTGCCATACTTCGGGGTAATTCTGCATTAAATACTCTTTCCATGCCTTCATTTTCTTTTTTAATGAGAGCCATACTAGCTGTTCTCTCTCGATTATCTTTCAGCATTTGTATGTTGTTAAACCGACTATTCATTCATTAACCTTTTTATGCTTGTTGTTGCCCAAAATGAATAAATCGTCGCTCCACAAATATGATGGTTCTTTAAGCCTTATTAGGATCTTTTGGAATTCAGCATCGTTTCCTATTAACTCACAAAAACGATCAAGATTATCTTTGAGCAATTGTATGTTGTTGTATCGGTTATTCATGCCAACATTAAATCTCTATAATCATGTTCCGTGAAAGGTGACCCATCATCGTTCCCTATTGAAGCGCCTGCTGTTGGTTCTGTTCGTGACATCTCATTACCATCTCTGTCATATGTAATGGAATATCCATAATATGTCATCCTTCCGTTTTCAAACTTATGGAATTCTTTTAACTCCACATGACCATATATTATCGATGCTTTATATATCTTGTCATCTTTCATTGATTCAATAACACCTGTGTTGCAATAAGCAAGAAAATTTCTTCCTCGCGTTCACGTTCCAGCAGTCTTTCTAGCTGTTCCATAGAAGAATAACTATGTTGTAGTATAGCACGGTTGGCAGCCTGTATCACTTTGTCACTAGATGACCTTTCTATATCGACTTTATGCTCTTTCGCTAACTTAGTGAGCATCGATAGTTCTATAAGTCGGTTTTCTTCCTCTTCGTCTTTTCTGAATTCTAAAGCTATTTTGCGTTCTAGCTTATCCTCGACAAATAAAGCCTTTAATTCTAAATCTAATAGCCGTTTTCTTTCCTCATCCCTTCTGTATCTTTCTCTATCGTAATCAGGCCAAAATCCTCCTGAGGGTTTAGTTAGTACACCTAATTCACCTAAAGACGTTGCAGCTAAAGGGCTATACCCCAATTCCCCTAAAGAAGTTCTCTGTAAACTGGTGGTCATTGCCTAGTTAGTGTACTAGTATTTTTTCCGTCGCCTGTTCTATCAATATCAATATCGCCAAGGGCTGAATCAATACCAGTCTTGGTGTCTGTAATTGCATTACCAGATTTAAGTCCCAATCTTATATGAATCTCGTCAAGTTGTGTTTGTTCTGTGGGTGATAATCCTCTAATAGTCTCATGGGCATATATCGGAGTCCCCTCGCCTGTATCCCATGATAAGGTTACCGTGGCCGCGTTCTGAGTCCAATCCCGTCCATATTGGCCACCAGCTGTCTCAACAACACCAGTAGTTGTTCTAGCAACCACACTTGATCCCGTGTTGTCATATTCCTCGACACCAACAGTAGCAAGGCTGGTTTTACTTGAACCGAATGAAGCGTCGAACCACGTCATTATTTTTGTTCTGTCCCTGGATCGTAGGGGAAATCACTAAACTGAGTTTTCGCTAGACGTTTTAACAACCAATCGGCGTATTTATGCGGGACATGATCTCTAATTACATCGTGAATTTCCTGGAATAAATCTCCGGGAATTACCGCACACGTTATTAGTTGTTTGGTTTCCTCTTCTTTCTTTGGATCGGGCATTTTTACGGGTCTCTAGTTTCTACAAAGACTTCAAACTCACGAATCTGGCTAGTATTGCTCGCATGAGCTGTATCAAAAAGTAGTTTTATGTATCGGGCATCGTTCTTTTTCTGTGCAAGCGTGTGCTCAACGAATACTGATCCTTGTCCAATCGGCCAGGTGATATTAATTGCAGTTTCGAGAATATTCTCAGCGTTATCGATATTAGCGAGGTTCTTGGCCGCATGCACATCGAGATTACTTAACTGCTCAGTAACAGGTTCAGTGCTGTTATAACGAAAGCGTATTTTACTGACTTTCTTCGGATAACTTCGCAGCAAGTAAATAATGCTATGGCGTTCATTAACGCTGTGCCTCCAGAACGTGCCATTATCTCCATCGATACTGTTGTCGGCAACATTGACGCCAGTCTCACCACAGAAGCTATCAACACTATCAGGTGAAAACCACGCTCCGTCCCGAACAGTGAAATTCTGTGTTCTATTGCTATAAAGGCTGTAATAATCTAGCCGATCTTGAATCTCCCATTGTTCGTCTTGAAGCGCAGCGTCAAAAGCCTCTATGCTTATGTGACCCAACGGTGGCGCAATTTGTGTCCTTGCCGTGACTGACAACCCTTGAAGTTCATTAACAACACCGAGCCGATCAGTATCTATCGTCTTATTAAACCGTTCAGGATTAGTCAGGTGATCAAGATCAACCCCACCAGCTACATCAACATAATGTCTAAATTGTGCCATGATTTCTCCTAACTGTGATCATCATAAACTCGAATCCATTTTGTAGTACCATTAATCTCACACCTAATAGCACCAAATTTTGCACTGTCTTCCGTTGTATCGCTAGAGATACTACGACTACCATCGGATGCGCTTGTGCCAATATAATTGATGAACGTGTCATCAATATCTAACTGCTCTAAATCTACGACAGGTATCGCCGCAGATGTACTACCCTGTTTTACATAGAATTTAGCGGTCGCAGCTACGTTGAGAGAGCCTATGCTAACTTTATTTAAAGACGTAACTACCAAAGCGTTGAAACCTTGGGCAGCCTGAACAGTAATCGACAAACTCGCGGGAAAACTGGCAAATGCCGGAGTCACATAAAGATTTGAATATTGTGTGCCCAAACCTGCACCCTCTCTTATGACAAAACCAAATTGACTATTTTTAGGGGATACTTCAATAAATGGGAGTGATCCTAATGAGTTCAGAGAAGACAGAACGAGATTCCCAAAGGTCCCAACAAATATATCACCGATGTGTACCCCGAGGGTTGTACCTCTTATAGTAATTCCACTACTCAGACTCCCAGTATGAATATCCAACTTCGACGCTGGGGAGTCAGTTCCAATCCCGATGTCACCGTCTGATTGCACGCTAAAAATAGAATCACCAGCACTATCTTGTACAGAAAAAACCTCACCAATAGGCGTAGCATTGTCTCTAATTGTTAATGCATCACCTGTAGAATCTACAATGATTTGTGGACTTGACGAAGCCTCATAGGCGTCCTGTAGTGTAGAAGTTACGGCTAATGCTGTCATTATCCTATAAGCCCTTTTCCCGAGAACATTTTATTAGTTTGTATTTCATTTAAAAAACGTTTTATAAACCGCTGTACCGATTGTGGTTAGTAAAACAATTATCCCCCATCCCAGAACTTGGCGTTTAATAGCCTCCCAACGTTCGCGTTTAATCTTTCGGTCTTCAAGATCAAGTTCATACTGGTCATGATGCATTTTATGAGTAATAGCATCAATACGGTCGCGGGAATCGAAGGTTTTGTTCAGAGCTTCGATTATCTGGTTTAAATCTTCATCTTTCATTGCCGTCTATTTCTATTACAAGTTTCTTGATCATGCTTTTTTTATGTCCCTTATTTTATATTGATGCTTTGATCGAGTTCGGCTTTTATATTTCGTGCTACCACAACCATAAAATTTGCAATCTTCACAACTGATACAAAGCCCACAATTCTCACAAGCAGTACATTCTGATCCATCACCATACATATCATCCATTGTTAGACGTGCCTTCGGGACAAAATCGATTACATTACTCATAAATCACCACTCGCAAACCATAATATTAGAAATATCACGCCTACAGCAACCCATGAACGAGTGTCAACAGACCTTGCCTTGATCTTCAATTGATACCAGAAGTCTGAAAGTTCTTTATTCATTTTTACGAAGTGGGACTGATTGAATATTTGGGGGAGATTCTTTTTCTTCGAAATTAAAATAAACTTGGTTAATTATCATCCCTATAAGACTTGTTCTAGCATTTTTTGTAACACCAAGCCACATCTCTGGATACATCAAATCTATATGGCCTATAACTTCTCTGGCAATTAGCTTTGCCTTTTCTTCTAGTGTGGGTTCGCCTTCAATATAACCACAGGCCTTATCAACCATCATTTCTATTGTGCTTTTCATACTTCTATTTTAACCTTTAACGAAAGGATTTGCTAATCAGTGAGAATTAAATCCAAGCCGTTAGGTATAGACTCAGGAATCTTAGCCGCCGCTTCTTCCATCCTTTGATTAAGTGATTTGGGAATTTCGGCAGCAATATCAGCGGCTATCGTTTCTAAGAAACATTTGTCTTTCTGGTTAAATTCATTCATTTCTCGCTCCGTATATCTTCCAGGTGTTTGTCCATCTTGATTTTTTCAGAATCAGTCAGGTAGTAAGGTCTGCGCTTGCGGCCAAGTTCCCTTTGGCCTTTGTCGAATTTGTTCCAGCGTTTGGTGGATGGTTTAGGCATTTAGAATATCACTTCAGATTCAAGCCTAATCATATCTGATTTGATTTCATCTAATCCCATAATACCGCCATCGTCAAATAGAGCCGCGCCATCAACATTATCATAGTATTCAAAACCAATGATTAGACGAGTTTCGCAGCCATATACAATATAATCTCCAACACAAATGGCACCAGTTGTTATTTGATTTACATTCATTTCGTTTATCCCGTTTGTTTATACTTAGTGAATATTAGCAATAGCGAAAGCTTCAATAGCATCGTCGCGAGTGTCAAAACCTTCTTGCATTTCGCGGTCATCGTTGAAAATCACAAACCACTCACCCGATACTATATTTGAATCAATAATGCCACCTGAAATATCTGCGCTACAAAGTAATTTACCGCTGGGGCTTTCTGTCCATCCTGTTGATATTGTGTTAAGTGCGTCTAGTTGAGTCATTTCGTTTCTCTCGTTTGTTTATGCAGATGCTTCACAATCGCCATAACAATAGCTTTCACATTTATGGCAAAATCCGAATCCTCTATCTGCTTGCTTGAGTTCTACCTCTGTTTTTTCATTCTGCCCTTTTTTTACTTCGTTATATTCTTCCTCGATTAGTTGTGATCTTGCTTCTTCCAGTACTAAATTAACCGAATCATATGTTTCTTTTGATAAATAACTATCCCCCAATCTAGCATAAGCTCCATTTTGTTTCATTTCAGAGCCTTCTTCTAACACGTAAAAAAAATTAATATCATGTGTAAAAACTTTCAAATCCCCCTTTATTACACTGATGGTAATAAATTCATTTGCTTCTTTACCTATATTAATATTACCTCCATCAGCGTAAGCAACCTTATCTAATACAACTTGGTCTATGGTTACCGTAATAATAGCGTTGTTTAAGTTTTTAGTTATTTCTGTTTTCATCTTCATTTCCTCTGTTTCAATAACTACATATTACTTGTTTGCACCAACATAGTCAAGCTATTTATTAAAATAATTTTGCAAAATCTCTCTTAGCTTCAATTACCCGTACATCCATTGGCTTATGTGAGTCTTTTATTTTATCGACTTCCTCACAAAACCATTTTATGAAATACGATCGAGATGTTCTTTTATTTCTGCGTTCCATTTTTCTGCCATTTCAATATAGTCTTTTTTGTAAAACTTCACTGGGTCTCGCTTTTTAAGTTCCATATTATTAACAAAGTCTCTCCCATAAAAATCTACCATCCATAGAGTATACATTTGTGTAGCGGTGCCATGTTTCATTTCAAAACCATTACAAGATTTACATTGAGGATGTACGTTTTCTTCTTCTAATGCCCAATAGCTTGAATTTCCTTTAGGGATGAAATGTCCACCGTCTGCCTCATTCCACGGAACATATTTCCCACAAGAAACACACCGGCAATATCCATTATCATCAGCAGCCTTAACCCTGACTAGTTTCTGTAGGGCGTCCATTGCTTTCTTTCTAGGAGTTATTTTCATACCAGTAGCTTCTTATCCATTGCTAATCGGAGTCAACACTAAACCAATCGTAGCTTTTTATCCAAATACGTTGATCGCAGATATAAAGTTCATCATCAACACCACACATGAGGAAGTCACCAGCCTTCCCCTGCTTATAATCACCTTCTAGTGTTTGTACTCTAAAATCGGAATTCATCTGCCTTGCTTTTACTGGAATAGGTTTTTTAAGGCATGGCATTAACCCAACGGCGTAAACCTCATCTAAATCTTTTAACCTTTCTGGTAGTGTTATCATTTCATCACCTATTTAAGTATGGGCCTTGTCAATATATCGGCTATTGGCCTGTTCGGTTCGCCAGACTTCAATGCGTGCTTGTGCGGCAATCATCATCCATTTTATTTTTTCTTCTTGTTCAACCGCTGTTCGATAGTTTTCCAACAATAGTATGTATTCGCCGTGAGCATAGGCGTAAGACTCTTTTGCTTGAATGGTCCCCGCAGGTGCGCTAATGAATAATAGCGCCTTCTTGGACTTCCTGTAAGCCTCTAGGTAGGTTCTGGTGGCTTTCGCGACTGCTAAAGGCTCAGCATTGTCCCGAATATACCTTAGGGTTGTTTCGATGCTTTCAATCACCAGATAACCATTCGATAAGTTAAACTCAATTTCTGAAATTCTATTTTCTCAGTACCGACTATTCCGTATTCAATATCTATCCCGTTATCGAAAAGATATCCTAAGTTTAATTCCCCGCTAATCGCTGTTCCTGGCACTTCCAGTTCTGTGACGACTTCTTGTCCGAGATATTCTATCGTGCTGCGGGCTTTTATTTGGTTTAGAAATATCAGTCCTGTGGAAATGTATAGTTCACCAGCGTTGGTGCTGAAACTTAAAAATAGTATTAAATATTTAATCATTGGGAGGCTCTGGCATGGGTTGCCAGAATCTAGGCAAAGAGTTTTCAGGAAGTCTAAGCCCCCACGGTTCTAGCCATGTGCCATTTCTAAAATATACTGATGTAACTAGGCATGTTTTTAAAAAGCATAAATAGGTTCCATTTTTCTCAGGAAGTTCTTTCTCTACTGATATCCAATTCATTCTTTTAACCACCTGAACTCAGCATTAGATTCCTTTTCCTTGCGGGCTATGTATCTTTCTAATTGCTCAACCCTTGTGGTTTTCCATAGGGCGTAAATAGATAGACCGCATACAAGTATTAATAACCCTAGAGATATCATGTACTGAGTGTGAATTTGACCACAAATATCGGCTATCATTTACCGCTCCTGTGCTTGGCTGCGTGTTGTAAGTCTTTTAGAACGGTTTCAATATGAGTGCTTAAATTCATCGGAAGACTATAATAATTTTTCCACTTTCCGTTACCAACTCGTTTTAATTCATCTTTCGCCCATCCCATAAGATTATTTTGATCATCCACGACTTCCTGTAGCCCAACATTACGGACTTCCAGTTCGGTGATGGTTTGTTTAAGCAATCCCACTTCATTTTTCAGGGTATTATCGTCTGTAAATCCTTCTATATAAGTAAGTAATTGCGCGGTGTTACCGTATTCTGATACTAACTTACTCCCGCCGATATAATCTAAAATATTGTTTAATATCTGATGGCTTTTCATTTATCGTTCCTGTGGTGAATTCGATTTCGTAAATCTAAACCACATTCCGCGCAACTGTCGTCGCCATCTTCTTTCCCTACGGCACTATGGGTATGCTGAAAGGTTGTAGTCAGCCTATCCACGACTTCCTGTAGTTCCTTGTTTCGCTCCACAAGCAAAGTGTTATGTTCGTGTAACATATCTTGCCCTTTTAATAACGCTTCCAGTGATTCGATGTGTGATTCCATTGATTGCAATGCTGTCTTTAATTCTCCTACACAATAACCCTCGTGGTCGGCTCCGACATAATCACATTGCTTTTTATAGATAGCTCTCGCAAAATTGTCTATGTTTGCTGGTTTATAGTCATTTAACGTTTTATTACGGGCTTCCAATGATTTGACCATACTTAACAATCCATCCTTTTCTTCTTTCAGAGCATTATGGGCTGCTGTTGTTACTGTGAAATTAATCATTCGTTCCACCTTGGATCGTGTTTAGCGCCCACTAGCATTTTAGGAGCGTACAACCAACTATCGATTTTCTTCTTCGATATCTTGTTCTCGATTTCTTTCGCCCAATCCGCGTAATATTTAATCCAACGTCTCCAGTTTTTTAAAGTCATGTAGCATTCGTCATCACAGTAGGTTCTATCCATATACTGTTTTACAGATACTTTAAGCCCGTTTTCTCTTTCTAGCCAAGGGATAGGATGGACGTCACAGACTTCGCAGATTCTAGTCATTGAGTAACTCGGGATTTTCGTGAATATTACCGATTACCTCGCACGTAGAATCTAACCAAGAATCTGGAGTTCCATCTAATTTATCAGCAACAAATACACATTCGTTTGAGTTATAAGATATGGGAAGCGGTCCGTCATTAAAATGAGGCCAGATTACAATATCCCCCTCGTATATCTCTTTCCCGTCCTTGTCGTGGAGTCCGGTAAATTGCATCACCTTTAGGTTTATCTGGGTATCATCCAAATCGTTACAAACAGCAACACCCAAACTATGTTTCCACATAAACTCACCATCCCACGCCCTGAATTTCAATTTTCTATTCATTGTTCTTATCCTCGATTGAATCAGGAGATTCCATTGCTTGTTGATGAATGGTTTTGTGCAGCGTGCGAATTGTTTTCTGCTGCCTTATAAACCCCAAATATTCTGCTAGGGCCAATTTCTCACTATCACTACAGGTCTTGAAGGCTTCAAAAAAATCAACCATCATTCTCTCTCCGGTCCCAGGCGTCTATGGCTAATTCCATTGTTTTAGCAGTTGGTCCGGTTGCGCCACAATCACAGCACACAAGATATCCGCCATCTGATGACTTGCCAAAAAACCCAGCAGCTAATTCAGGAATATCTATACTTTCATTGCAAAAAGGGCAGGGCTTTAGTTCTTTCATATCAATCAACCAAATTAAGGGCTTGTTTTACGTTACGCCAGATATCCATCTGAAGATTGAATAACATTGTATCAAGGTTGGTAGTTTTATATTCCCCATGCCGATTTTGAACTTTTAACCTTAAATCCATAACATTATCAGCGATAGCATTAAATAAAATAGCTTTTCGTTTTTCGCTGAGTTTCATTTAATTATCCTTTTGGTAGGGGGTAGTTTTTGTGACTATCGGATTTCCACTGTTCATAGAAAAACTCGACTCTTTCTTGATCGAATTTAAACGAATCCATTGGTGTCCCGCGTAACTGCATTAGTTTTATCAAAATATGCTCGTTCGGCGTTTCAGCATTCCCAGTTCCGTTATCCATCACGCTTCTAACGATATCAATAATTTCTTCGTCATTACTTCTATCAATGTAATTAACGCTCATTTTATTTCCTCGTAGCCTTATTTATTACCAGTTGATTTAGCCTTGGGCATATACCTATCTGGACCGCCTCTAGCTGTGTCTCCGTTCCCCACAATCTTCGCAGCTTTAGTTACTGTTAATTGAGGTTCATCGAAATTTAACTCTGTTGGTTCTGGTTTATCTTTCGTTGACTTATCTATAACTGTAATACGGTCACATCCCTGTAAATATGTATGCCTACATATAGCCACGCCTTTGAATCCTGTTATTGTGTCTTTAACTTCATCACCTAATTGAACATTCATTTTATTTCCTCGTAGTAATCTTTCGCCGGTTGAAGGTCTTTCAAAGTAGGTGGTGGGTAATCTTTCTTTAGTTGTTCGCGTTTAGCAGGTTTTACCCAAAGTTTACAAAGAACTAAACCCAATTCCTTGCGGTAATCTTCAAGGTGTTTCATCATTGCTTTTTTTGTTTTAGGCAAGTCGATAACCTATATATCCACACTCTGGACAATTAATATTTTTCTTACACGGGTTACTAGTTAAGGTGACTGTTGGGTTAGAATCCCATAGCTCTTTGCCGCAATCAGGACACTCTATGCCATTAGGATGAGGCTGTTGTGATTGGATAATTAATTGATGCTCCTCTTGTCTTTCCAGATTGTGTTTATCTAATGTTTTCATTGTCTAACCTTACCCTAATCCGGCCTTACTGTCAACTCTTTATTTGTTCTGCCAGCATATCGGCTAATTAATTCGCTTCTCAAGTTCAGAATTTAATCGGCTCCGATATTGCGGGTAAGATTCTCCAGGCATCGCCTTTGGTAAATTATTTTTCTCGGCAAAAGAATAAAGATTCTCGTCAATCTGCGGTAATTTTAGATTCCTGCCTCCGTTTAACTTTGCCTTTCTTTGGATAACTAAGGTATCCCATTGCTTGCGGAGTTTTTCTGGGCTTAATATATTTTGGTGCCAGAAGTCGTCATTGTTAGCCCAAAGGAATAGCTCTTTAATTTCATCGTGAGTCCGCTTATCACGTTCCCGCATTAACCTAATTGTGTTTGACCAAAGATCGATATTCTGTTGCTTCATCTTTGGGTTCATATCTAGCAATGTGTTTTCTATAAACAAAGCTGTATATCCGTCTTTTCCTGAGAAATCTATTTTCTTGGGGAACACTTGTTTATTAGATTGTTTATTCATTTGTTTATTAGGTTCCAGATTCTGTAATACTGTAGGTGTAGATTCTGTAATACTGTGGTTCATATTTTGTAATACTGGTGGGATTACATAATTTGTAATACTGAGAGGAACTATAGCGTGGTAAATCGTAGTGTTGTTATATCTTTTTTGCCTTTGGAGATACCCTTTACCCTCAAGCTCGTCTAAATATTTAATCGCCGTGCTATTTGATCCTATGTTTAATTCTCCCCTGATAGTAGCAATCGACGGAAAGGCCATGTCGTGGGAATCATTCATGTAGGTATTGAGGTATAATGCTATTGATTTGGCACCGAAAGAAAGGTCTCTATCGTCTACTATGAGTTTGCGCCAATTAAGCCAGGAATGCTTTATCATTTACTACCCGTATAGATTGCCCGTTAAAAGGCGCGGCAACCACAACGGGTAAGAGGCTGTCCCTGAGTAATTAGTTCAGGTAAGCCGCATAAGCATTATACCACAGTTGGCTAGTTCTAATACGTTTTCGCTTGGCATCCAGGATTTTGATAGTTTTGTTTTCATTCTCTTATCCTCAATCATTTAGACCTAACCCTAATTCGCTATTCAATGTAAGTTCCAAGCTCTTTGGAGTATAATAAGTAAGTTTCTACTTTAGCTTTTTTATCTCGTATCATTTTTTCGTGGCGCCCAACACATATACTGGGTTCTTCATCGTTTAACATAGCAATTAAGGCCAAAATATCATTGAACTCTTTGTGCATTCGTTCGCGGTTTGAAGTCGGTAAATCACGTTGTTCATTAATTCCAAACCGAATAGCTTTCGATGTTTCTTGAGCTAACTCCGAACACTCTTCAGCCAATATTGTTAATAAATGTTCTCTTCTATTCATAATCTACACCTATTTGTCGAAGGGGCTGGTTTTCTAAAGGGCAGTCCTTTAAAATAAATTCTTCTGGCATTCCATCGCTAATCAACAATATAGCTTTATCTTTTGTTGGCATATTTACCCACAAATCACATTCAAATAACGGACAATCTCTACAACTAGAAACGAAGATTATTTTATTCATTCAAGATAAACCTAAATAATCTCTGATACCAATATAAAGGTTCCCCACAGGCTTGTTCAGCCGTTGCCCATACAAAGTTTTTACGAAACCTTTTTTTCATTTCATTTTCCTCTAAAGATAACTCGCCACTCGCTAAAGCCAACCAACTAAGATTGAAGCGCATACCTGTTAATCTGCTTTACCTGAAAGTACCTTTTATACTCGGCCAGGAGTTCCAACAATAATCCTTATCATCCCTGTGGTGACATTGATCACCTGAATACTTATTAAGAAAGTGAGTTGACTGGAATCGAACCAGCGACCTTTTTGCTATCTGTTTATATCAGGTAATTACTCCCTACATCCACAGAACCACAAACCGCTCTTCCTACTGAGCTACAACCCGATCAGCGTTACTAGTATTTGCTGACTTTTACTTTCTTAATAAGCACTCTCTCCTATTCGTCTAATATAGCTTTCAGTTATCCCCTAAACCATTAACAAGTCATCGGGGGGATCGAGCGCCGGTAATACAGTGATTATTAATTGGTTGGCCATAATACCAAACATCTTGGTTTCATTAACATTTCATCCCAATCTTGTTGTTCCATACAAGCATCGCTCGCCGACCATTCAGGGTCATGTACTTCCCCACTCCATGTGCTATCAGGGGTATAAATACCAATGCTAATTACGTCCAATGGTGAATGATTATTACCTTCACCATCGCTTGTCATTATTACTTCCATTTTTGGGTCTAATTCTGTTAATTCATCAATCAATTCTTGTACTTTCATAATCATTTCTCCTGCGTTAACCTTGAAAAATCCGCTGCCAGGTTTTATCGAGTCAGGCGTCTCTATCTTGCTTTATTAGCTACATCGACAATTAACGATCAATTACCTTTAATATGTGCTTAGAATGTGGTTGGTCTGCGGTCTTTGGCTCAGCAATCCAAGTTTAAGGTATGCCGCACGGGACTTGCCAATAACCCGCCATTTGGTTTGAGACATCAACCACAATCTAAACACACATACATCCGCATATCGGTTTTACTTTCTTTCATAATCATTCATTTATCTAATCCCATATGGTTTAACCAAATAAATCAATCTGCGCTGTCTCATCATCGAATCGCTTAACAGCAGCATCGTAGTATTCTTTGTCTATTTCCATGCCGACAAAATCAAATCCTCCGTAGTGGGCTGCTATAGCGCTAGAACCTGATCCTAAATGGGTATCTAGAATCTTGTCACCGGCAGCAGCATATTTTCTTAATAACCACTCGTGCAATTTTACTGGTCTTTGACACGGATGAATATTCGCCTTCCCGGTTTCACTCCCTTTTCTTCCCCCACTCCATTGGATGGCTATTTTCCTCATGGGTATCTTAAACGAAGTCCATGCCAATTCGCCTTCTGATGTATTCATTTTTTCAACATCATTAATTTTATCCCAAAATATCCAGCTGTTAGTTATTGGCAAATGTTCAGTGTAATAATTACCTCCCCATATGATTTGATTTTTACTGATTCTAAAAAGACGATCAAAATAATCTTTATTAGGAGACGCCTGGTTCCATTCTTTAGAACCATAATGAGATGTATGTTTTTGCTTCATCCAATATTGCCCTATCCCATATGGCGGATCGACTATCGCAAGATCAAAAGCATTATCCTCACAGTCTTTCATGTAGTCCATGCAGTCACAATTGAGTAAATCTATTTCCACACCACGGCCCCGCAGTGACAGATAGAATAGTCTTTCCAGTGCTTTCTAAATAAAACCATTAGTTCTGGCCAGGTGTAAATTGGATGATTACATTTAGGTTTTGCTTTATCCATTATAATTCAACCCTAATATATCCAATCTCTTACTACATTTTTTGCAGAGATGGAATTCGGGAGATATTTTGAGTCTTTCAATATGGTATAATTCGCCGCAACCAGACTTAACAAATTCCTTGGTTAAGGGATGAGTCATCCAAGCATGTTGAACTCGCGCGCCAAAAGTATCTATAGCTTTCCAATTTGCTTTATCCATTATGGTCTACCATGGTTAGGGTGAAACCCATATTTATATTCAGCAGACTTTCGAGCACAAACAGCATCCCACCAATTAACGAACTGCCCTATCCCAATAATTTTATAATCAACACCAATTTGCGCTTGCCATTTTTGTTCTCTTCTCGCCCAAGTAACACCCATGCATCCACTTGTATTATTGCTTGATGTTGCTCGGTTTTTCTTGTTTGTGATGCTAGTAGCAGACCGTAAATTTACTAATCTATTATCCAACCTTATACCATTTTCATGATCTATTTCGTGTTTGGGAAATTGCCTAAACGCTAATAACCACATTACTCTGTGAGCCATGCACATTTTCCCCTTAATCTTGACCATCAAATATCCGTTGCCTGCTAAAGTTCCAGCGGCATCGCCGCAGCATATCCCGTATCGAGGCGATTTACGCCAAACAATAGTCCCTTTTTCTGGATTATAATGTAGCCATTCATTTGCTAATTCGTAATTAATCATCAGAAATCTCAACGTCTATCCAATCAGTAGGTTCATCGAATATTGGTTCAAAAGTTCTGGGGTCATCGCCTGCAAATCTACTACCTTCACGATATTGCAGAACAGCATAAATATCATCTTCAAGAATAACCCAATTATCAGGACTATAATCAACTCCCATCGCTTTAGCGGTTTCAGGATTAATCGCGGTTCTTTTCCATCGTAATTCAATCATTATCTATTCTCCGGTGTAGGGAGGTAGCGGCCACACTCTTTCCCCTGTGGCGGGTTAGCCTGTACGCGTCAGGAAGCTAGTTGCTGTTACGCGCTACCATAAAATATGCTGAACGATAGAGGCTAGGCGCTACTCTAGCTAGGAATACCCAATCCTTTAATCTGCTTTAATAGCTGGACGGGAGGGGATTCTGGGCAAGAACATCACCGCCAATAAATCTATTATCGCTCTGCGTGTCTGCGTTAAAGGAAATACAAGTACCTTCTTTCCACGCCGCTCTATCGTTAAACATACTCTGTACATTTAGAAGTGAATATACGTCGCATCAGGCTGAATGCAGCTTGCGAAAACTCATTCGGGCGAAACTTCCCATCGAAAGGGCATGTTACTCATAATCCTGCGTATACCCACATCTAAAAATACAAAGGAACCGGCACCTTCCCTAATAGGGGATGCCGGAACAATAACCTCTGTTGGCAGTGGAGGGCCACCAACAGAGCGACTTACTTACCATGATTCTTATGGAAACCAAGTTTATATTCCATAGATTTTCTAGCGCATACGGCATCGAACCATTCAGCATAGGAACCTATATGCCTAAAAATCCTGTTGATTTTTATTTGAGCCACCCATTTATCCATTTTTTTATGGAATCTCACGCCAGTTACACCACTAGTATTATTCTTGAACTTGCTTAGGTTCATGCTATTTATTTTGCAGTTAGCATTTCTCAAATTAACAATTCTGTTGTCAGACCTAACATGATTTATATGATCTATTTGATTCGGGCTTTCCTTATAATAAAGCAAATAAGCAAGCCGATGGGCCGAAATATATTTATCTTTGTAATATATTTTAATATAGCCATCACTACAAATAAAACCCACTGCCTTACCATTTTTCTTCCTATATATAATCCCTATTTCTGGGTTATATAGAAATATAGAATTTGCAGTTTCGTATTCCATTATTTTATTCCCAGAGGAGGACTAACCAACAGGGCGACTCAATCATGCTATTGCCTCTTTAATTTCCTTGAAAACATAGTCATAGGAATCGGAAACAATGAATTCGTCAACCATACCTGAAAGCCAAATGCGAGTGCCGGTATTTTTGCCGTCTACAAAAACAGAGCAAAACCCTGCAACCTCGTAAGCATTTACGCAAATAAATACTTTCTCATTCTGGCTTGTTTTAAATTCTACAAATTTGCTCATTTCATCCTCTTAGCCTGATAGTTCGTGAAAGATGGCATACCTTTCGCATTTCTTACAGCGAGGTAAATCAGTATTTATTTTTAGCCGACTTACCGCGTATAATTCACTGCACCCAGATTTTACAAAATCCTTGGTCAATGGGTGAGTCCTACAAATGTGTTGAACACGAACAGTATCTATAGCTTTCCAGTCGCTCATTCAATTATCTTCCTGATATCAGATAGGGTGTTATCCACAAAACTGTCAAATTCCCCTACCCCAATACTCCTGTACCATTTCTTAGTCTTCTCCAATATCTCAACCGCTAATTCCAATGCCTTCTTATCTTTCTCCCATAAGGGCACGTCAGTAGGTGTTAGATGATGTTCGTTGCCTTTTAATGTGTCGGCAAACCCATGTTTAAAATAGTTTGGGTTTCCGTTATTATCATAATATCTATAAACCTCACCCACCTTAAATACAGGCGTTGGGGTTGTAAGTTCGGATATTACCTTTTCCTTTGTATCATGTGTCATTTGGGAATAGCCATTAAAAGTAGCTTTATCAATAGCCGCTTCGATCTGTTCTTTGTTCCACATTTTCTCAGTCATTTTTATCCCTGAATTTAGCAATAAGTTTGGAACATTTAACAGCACTATTAACTCGCATTTCCATGATAAGTCCTAGATAATCCTCAAGCCAATCGATAGATTCTTTTGAAAGATCATCGTTTAAAAATCGCTTATCAAAAAGAAGTTCTACCAATTCCTTAGCCTCCCTTTTGTAATAATCGCTTACTTCTGTTTCGCTCATCTCTTTAGACCATTTAACGGAGCATCTCGGCAAAGTAAGACTTCATAACTTGTCTTTCCATTGCTGCATAAAATGTCTCATTGTGCTTTCTGTCATGTACTTCGAATTCGATAGTAGACCATTTATAACCACACTCGCGGCATTTTCTACGCCTTGTTGTATAGTCGCCTTTTTTACGAGAGTCAAAGCAATCGTTTTTCTCGTGACTGCAATAAATAAATTGTGGTGCTCCGTAACTCATTTTTTCCTCTTGAGATAGTTATACAAAATCTTCTTTATAAAACAAAATGACATTAGGAATTTCAATGTCTTTCCTTAACCGAATAGCTGCGCCGACTATTTCATCAGTACGCCTTTGATTGAGTTCATCAGGCCATTTATAAATGGCTTGTGATTTGACGTTTAACGCCTCGGCCATACGAACACCATTGCCGAATATTTTCATTGCTAGTTTCTTCTTCATACAATCACTATATAGATATTTTAAAATAAATACAATATTTATATTGCTTTCTGGTTGAAATACAATTATAGTACACGTATCAATAACAAACGGGAACAGCAATGTGGCCTTTAAACAAACCGAAAGAAACCATTAAGTCGCCTCCGACAGACGGCGTTATGTTTGAACTAACAGTGAATGCTGGGGAAAAGCATGAGAGCATTTCTCAAAAAGTGAAGCCTGGTACGAAACTTAGCGAGTGGGATGAATATCGGAAATTTCAAAAATGGTTTCATGGAAGGCCACAATCAAACTCTTACAGTTTTAAATATGTTGGCAGAGAAAAAATCGGAATGAAGGAAATTGTATTTCTTCGCAATAAAATAAATGGATTTTGGTTTGAAACAAAAGCTGCCTAGCCCATTCAACCCAATACCCCGAGGATATTATGAAATTATATTTATTAGAAAGAATTAATGAAACTGATTGGACTGAGATTATACCAATGTTCTGCAAACATAAATGGGAATTATTATCTGAAACGGTTACTAAGAGCAAGTTTGAATCAAGCATGGAGGCAGCGGAATTGGAGCACCGTGTAAAAAAGATTAATCTCCCCCATCAGCTTTGCGATGCAGACAGAAAGCATATTCAAACTTTCACCTGTAACAAGTGCGGAAAGCTAAAGCGGTTTGTTGAAAGTATTTGACCATTATACCACGAGAGGAACCAAGAATGAATTTACATCAAGCACAAAAGTTATACACCCTGATATCTACAGTCAGGCATGTGGAAAAAATGAATGTCGATAACGGCGCACAGTATTGGGATGTTGACATACCAGGATGCTTGCTTTGCGAAGGCGTAAGGAATCGGTTATATACAGAAGAAAAGGGGTTTAGATTAGACTATCCGCATGGATTTGAAAGACACTTTGGCTGCACAAATGAAGAAGCCGGAAATGTAATTTACCACTCCCATATTTCTAGCAGCAACGAAACAACCGGCGAAAACTACTACCAAGCCGGTAAAGAACTACTCGAAAAATACGGCTACGGGCATCTTTTTGATAACTCCAAGGCCAAATCTTTCACTGAAATTATGGATGAACTTAGAGTTGAAATGGCATGACAGCCTACACCCCAATTAACCCATCTCTCGACCCTGACGATCATGGAGTAAATGACGACAGGGAGAGTTTTATGATTGAGGTTGAAAAAGAACTAGAGTCTACCGGCAGGTATGAATGGGGAGGAAATATTATTTTATCTCAAAATGACTGGTGGTTTATCAGGCATGACTGCGATAGTTACAGAGAAGCCTTAGAGCTCGCTACCAATAATATCATTCACGATTTAAAACGAATCAATAAATGTGATTAAAAGAACTTCAAAATGAATCTGGAGAATGAAATGAACGAAAACATAATCTTCTTAATAGCAGTATTTATGCTAATCATTCTGTTTGCTGGAGACCCTGATTTAATGGACGCTATTATTAAGAGAGTTGGTAATGAATAAAAAGCAGAAAAAAGCACTGGAAGAATCAATCAAACATTGGGAGCGTATGAGGGATGATCCTGATTGTGGGGAAGAACCACTAGATGGAGACTGCGCTTGTTGTAAATTATATTATGAAAGCGATTGTATTGAATGTCCTATATTTGCATTTACCGACGCTCTTTATTGTAATAACACACCTTATGTCAAAGCCTACAGGTATTGGAGATACAGAGGTCCTGAAAGCAAACTATTCAAACGATGGGCGCAAAAGGAAGTAGATTTTCTTAATAAAGTATTGGAGGCAGGGTAATGACTGACACATATTCCATAGAAGATTTTAGTTTAGCATTTAATGAAGTCCATTCACAGATTGGTGAAGGATCAAGAGTTTCTGGCGAAGAAATGAGAGAAAGAATTATAGCCGAACTAACAAAGCCTGAATGGCAGCCAGAAGATGGGCAGGTATATTGGTATCCGCCAGACGACGAGGGAGACACTGGCTACGAAATTGGTAAAGAAGGCTCTCATTATGCACATAGTCTCAGACCACTTACGCAGCAAGAAGTCGGATCAGACTGGATACCTGCTAAAGATAATTGGGCTATTGATGCGCTTAAGGGGATAGCTAGTTATGAGATACCGCGCGGAAAACGAATCACTGAGAGTATTGCTATCAAAGCCCTTTCCGAACACGGTATTAAGATATGAACGAATTTATAACAATTTTGGCGTGGGTATTCGGTGTTATATCCAGCTTGGTATTAGTGCTGAGAATTTACCTGTTTTACGATTACGACGAAATAGCAGAATTCAGGGATGCAATGAAAGGGATGAAACGAACATTCCCAATAACCATACCCGCGTCAATCAGTATTATTTGCTTGGCTTGGTTATTCGCTAATTGGTAATTATAACACAAGAGGTTGATATGACTGACCAAACAAAAGAGTACGACGAAAAGGCTAGAGAAATGGCGGCAGAAATAGCTAGGATACTAGGTTGCAGCAATAATATTGATGCTATCGAAGGTATATTCATCAGGCTTAAATATGCCTACCAAGATGGGGTACTCGATGAACTACGGAGAAATGTATGAGCGCAGAAAGCGAGATCAGAAGGACTATTTTAATCATGCAGGATATGGTTGAACGTGACATTAACAAACCGGAGAATATTATGTGGGCGATTCAGCTAGAAGACAACCGCTTGCTCATTGATGATATTAGCGGAGAGGTAATTGATTTTGAATATGAGTATTTGGCTCAGAATGAAATCGACCGCGAAAGATTCAAAGATGAAAACGAACTACCGCCAGGGGCAAAGCCTGTTGAGTTTCCTTGTTTAACTATGGAGTTGAAATGAGTGATTTAATTGATACATTGCGGGACCATTCTAAACAAGCATCAGAAGAATTCGGCCACCCTGTCGAAGAATTGCTTTTTTGGGAAGCCGCCGACCACATTGAATTAAACGCAGTGAACTATTTAGTGCTGGATAATGAATACCAAACTGCGTTAGTCCGAATCGACAGCCTTGAGGCTGTGCTGAAACGGTTGGGTGATCCAGAAGAAGTTTCACAGATAGTAATAAATGTTTTCCTACTCGCGTTAAATTTCTTGAGCATGAAGCTAATCTGCGCAAACAATACGCCAACGAGAAATTAAATGAAACCTAATCAGTTCAAACTAACACCTAGCAATTTCATACTTCGCTGGCTCCGTGGAGATGATAACCGGATACCGCATGAACGGCTATATCCTTTGGGATTTGAATCTCTAGGAAGAGATGCTTTTGGTAATGAATGGATTGATTTAGCAGAAGAGTTTGCCGAAAAAAACATGGCTTTGCTTGCCAAAATCAAACCTTCCCAGAAAGTCATAAAACATTATGTATTAATAGACGATCAAGCCACACATATTACAGGAGAGTGAAATGAAAACGATTTACAAATACAAACTAGAAGTAATCGGACAGCAATCAATTGTAATGCCTTTAGGCGCTGAAACACTATCAATCCAAGCTCAACATGGAGAGCCTTGCTTGTGGGCGCTTGTTGATCCAGATAATGCGCCCACAGAAAGATCATTTCTTATTTACGGCACAGGACATATTGTTGACCATGAAAATTTGCTTTATATCGATACCTTCCAAATGATTGGCGGAGACCTGATCTGGCATGTTTTTGAACAACTGTAATTATACTATGACTTACGTTTATAGAGAGGGGATATGAAATGAATTTTCAATTCGGAAATGTAGTTATTGTAGATGACGACCAAATAGGCGTAATAGTCAAATCATGGGGAGACGAAAGTCACGATATCTATGTAAGAAATTATAATGCTATTCGAGAATATGGCATTTCGGAAATCAAACATTTTATTTATAGCAAAGAGCTAACGCCAGAAGAATGTGAGTTTTACAACCGTTAATCCCTAAATCACCCCCTGAGACTATAAAATGAAACCAGCAACAGAAATGACAGAAGAATTGAAAATGAAAGAAAGTGAACCAGTGTCATTCGCCGCCGAAGTCTGGGAGACTTTAAGCGGGATAGATTGTAGCGAACACGTTAAAGAAAAGGGAGCTTTTACCTATCTTTCGTGGGTTTGGGCGTGGGGGATTTTGATGGAAAATTTCCCAGAATCTAGGTTTGTTTATATGGAACCAGTTTACCATAGCGGGACAGTTGAAATGCAAGTATCCGTCACAGTTAAAAAGGGTGACGATAATCTTATCCATTCAATGTGGTTGCCGGTAATGAATCATAAACATCAAGCCATTGAACAACCCGACAGCAGACAAATATCAGATACCCGTATGAGATGTTTGGTTAAATGTATTGCCATGTTTGGATTAGGGCATTATATCTACGCTGGTGAAGATATCCCGAGAGAAGAAGACGCAAAACAAATTCATAGATTTAAAGCGGGTGAGAAAGAATCAATCATTGAACGAGGATTAAAGGCTTTGACTTATCAGGACAAGGGCGCGGCGGAAGATTTATTTTCCGACTATGAAGATGAAGACCCTGCCGTTAAAAACAAAGTATGGTATTTGTTTGAATCAGCCGATAGGGCGCAGCTAAAGATATTGCTTGCCGATGAGTAACCTTTTATATTATCGCCGCTTAAATCGCATCCTACGCAGTTCCAGCGACATTCTTACATCGTATCAGTGAATAACAATCAATTAAGAGGAAGCTAAATGGATGGCACTTTAGCGACTTCTGCGCCGGTTGTTACATCAATCCATGCTGTCCCATTTGAATAACATTGTGAGCCTGTTAATCCGGTACTATTTGTAGCATCACTAACATATATAATGCCACTTTCACTCTGGGATGGTAATGTTGTTAGTGTAAAGATTGCTAGTTCAATTATACCCGTAGGAATAGACACCCAGCCCGTCTCGACCCAGCCAAGTTCAACCCAACCGTTACCCATTATCGATGAAACCCAACCATCTTCAACCCACCCAATCTCAACCCATCCCATATCAATTTTGTTAAATTATCATGCTAACGTGGCCGACCCGCCCATGAAATGCCATGCATCATTGGTAAAATACAAATGCGCGGAGTCGCCTACGTCGTCAAAGGTGATTGTAGAACCATTACCAAGATTAGAAGGGGTTAGAGTTCCTGCTCCTCCGTCTGTTTTCATTACTACATATTTGGTCTGTCCTGCAACCCCATCTGCTAGAGTCAAGGCGTCTGCACCAGTAGTGACTATGTGTGTGGTTATGTCGATTAGATTAACCGCACCCGCACCCGTTAAGGTCTGGGTTGTTTCACCATCTTTAACGAATTCCCAGAGATTATATAACCACTTTTGCCAAATCCAGTTAAATACGTTAATCTGCGGGGGAGGATCAATCATTTTTTTGTTTTTTGGTTATTTTTGGAATAGTATCGGATTATGGACTTTGAATGGATGTTAATTTTCTTTCTGAGTTGCGTTATATTTAGCGCATTTATTTAGACTGTGTTGAGACAGTAGCCGATAGGTATTTGGATAATTTGGTCATTTCATCCGATCCAGGCTTAAACCTGGACGCTGCTATCAATGCATCCCTGCCAGCTTTAGTCTGAAATAATAGCTTAATCGTTCCCGCAACTGCCCCTATTCCTACAACCGCTTCTGGTGAGACCACCGCAGCTCCCCCCAATAGAAAAGGAACTACCCTGTTTCCTGTAGGTGGATTTTCGGCAAATTGACCGGCTCTCTCTACATGGCGCATTAATCTTTGAAATCCTTCAATCTCTCTCAAATCATTGCCTTTAAAAAACGTATTAATAGCCTCTTGTTGACGCTCCATATACCCCGCAAATTTAGCAGGAGAAATATCACCTTTAGGAGTAGTCGCCTTTTCTACAGCCTCCTTTATAAGACCTGACCTGACCGCAGAACGTCCCTCTCCGTCTAGCCCTTTATACAATCTTTCAGCACGTGATTTAGCTCCTTGAGAGACAAGAAACCTCCATGCCTTCTCGGGTTCTGGTGATTTTACAAGTTGTCTTAAACCAGTTTCTTTAAATTGAACAACACCCTTCTTGTAGAAAGAATCAGCTTTTCTCCATGCTATTTTAGCTGCACCACCAGCATCATCGGCAAACTTTCCCATATCGGTTTCAAGAGCGTTTTTAATTGCTTGTACAGCACCCACGCCTTTCTCACCTATCGCAGAACCACCTTTGTAAAAATCACTTACCTCTGATCCTAGTTGTGACCTTAATTCTCTCATTAACGAAAAATCACCTCTTGGTGCTGATGCGTATTTATCTAAAATCTTGGCGACTTCAGGATTGGCCGCAGTTCCCAGTCTTTCGACTTGCTCCATTTCTTTTAAAATAGCATCGTCAAAAGATTTGGTAGGGACTTCCCCGCGAGGGTTTAAGATTGTAGACGCTTTGTCGTATAGCTTCCCGACAGTTGACTTAAATCCTTTTAGTTTGTTTTGTAATCCAGTCTGGACTAATTCAGGTATGTCACCATCAATGTGGAAATCATCGACAAGTTTTTGAGTTGCTTTATTAACTGCCTGGCTCTGCGCGGCCCTGCCGCCAGCCGTTCCAACTAAGGGTATATTCTCTGTTGCTGTTCCAATTTTTTTAGATATAACCCCGCCAACATCATCATAAAAAACCGGGACATCACGTTTAACACCTTCCTTAATGACTTCCTGGGCAGTATCAACACCCTTGCTTACAGGGGCAGGGGTTTTAATTCCTATGTTTGGAATAGTTCTCGAACCAGCCCCAATCTGGCCAACCACATCGACTATGTTTTCAGTTACACCCTCTGGCCCTGGTAGAACTTTATCCATTTCTGTTTTAAAAGTTTGAGATGGTAATTGTGTGCTTTCATCTAAGGCGTAGTTTCTAACGGCCACGCCTGCGTCCATAGCTGTCAAAGGAAACGCTGCCACAGCGTCAATACCTATTCTTGCAGTACGTCCTAGTTGCCGATTAACCCTCTCTAGGAATGTTGGTTCTGCCTGCTCTACCGTATCTTGATCAACAGACACGCCTCCGAACTGGCTAGTCTTTCCAACCGCTACGCCACCAAATTTAGAAGCCATTATGGTTTCCTGTATTCTTGGCCGTCTTCAATAAAAGTCGTACCTGATGGTAGTGCGTCGAATTCTTCTTGGGTTGTAATTGTTGGAGTTTCACCACTAGCATCTGTTGGGGCTATCAATTCTTCGTTTTCATTAATGACCCACCCTTCTGGTAATTCTGGTGTCTGCCCTAGTTTAAACGCAACAATTCCATTAATTGTGTCAACCTTAAACTGTACCGTTTCTGGTAAGTCTGTTCTTTTGGGCATCATATCATTCAACAATTCTTGATCCCTATCGGTGAAAATACCCTCGCCCGATTCTCTGAATAATGATTTTAATACCGGAGACATGGCAGCAACCGCTCCCTCTGCCGATTGCTGTTCTACTGTTACTGCCGGTATTCTCCCCATAATTGGGCCTGTTTCGGTCTTTGATAGCGCACTCTGTAGTCTGTTCATTCCGTATTTATAGGCGTTAAATGTTTTCTTATTTTTCTTGGCTAATACCTTCTCTTTAGCCGAAGCCGCGCCTAGTGCTTCCTGTTCTTTAAGGTTTGCGGCCTCTTTTAATTTTACCTTTTGTTTGGTTTGTTCAATAGCCTCGATATATTCTGGTGTTTTCTCAGGCGGCAGTGTTTTTTGAACTACAGAACTCTGAGGTTGTTGAATAGTTACATTACCCCCAATTGAGGGGCTGATTCCTTGTTGTTCTCCGGTTGGCGCTGGTTGTTGACCATAAGGTTCAAAATATTGTACCCCTCCGCCTGTATCCCTCCACGTTCCTTTGCCACTTACATCAAACCCTTGTGGTAATTGTATTTCTTGAGCGCCACCTTGATTACTAAGCTGGTACGCTCTCACTTTACCATCTTGCCCTTTGGTGATAAAAGGGGTTAGCCCGTAAGTCGCATCACTCCCAAGATTCAAGGCATTCTGATCAAGCTGTTGCTGGTTCAACGCATTCCCAATGCGCGCACCCTTAATCCCCTCGGCTTGAGCTATTACGTTACCATAGTTAAAAGGATGTAGTCCGTCCATTTATCTACCTGTATACCCTGTGGATTGCCATTGCTGGGGTTGGTTCAAATGGTCATAGGTTAGATAATTACTCATTCCACCCTGAATAGCGTTATTTAATGAATTAGTACCAAACTGTTCAGCATTAATCTGGTTAGATGTATTTTGAGCACCAAACCCGCCTGTTTGTACTGCAGCGTTCTGCCCTGCTCCGGCTAAGTTAGAAAGCTGGTTAAGGTAGTTTTGATTCCGTCCGTACAAATCAGATTCTTGACCGGATGCAATATTATAGCCGGTCAAAGCTTGGTCTTGTCTTATTCCGTAGTCCGTAAGGTTTCTATTGTACAAGTCTTGTTCTTGACCCTGGGCGATTCCAAAACTAGTTAAATCACGACTATACTGGTCACTTTCTAAATCCCTGTTTATTCCAAAACTAGTTAACCCCCTGCCGTACAAATCCTGCTCTTGCCCTTGGGCAATACCAAAGTCAGTTAAGTTACGCCCGTAGTTTTCCTGTGACGATGCTAATTGTCTGCCAAAGGCATCATTGGCATATTGACTAGCCACACCTGTTGCGCGGTCGGTTAATTCTGCAAGTCTATTGCCTGAATTAAAACCGCCGATACTGGCTTGTCCTCTATTGGCCTGTTTCATGGCCTCGTCAAGGGCAAACTGATAACCTGGATCGCTTTGAAGGTCGAAATTAAAATCCCCTGTGGTGTTATATTGAGGTAGGTTAGTATTGTCAGTATAAGAAGGTAATTGAGATGTATTATTATACTGAGGCAAATTAGTAGTCGGGTTATAGCTCGCAGCATTATATTGAGGCAGGGTAGTATTATAACCACCTAACTGATTGGTATACTGGTTTAAAGCATTAACACCCGCCTCACGATATGGGCCTAAATCCGATCTGGTCTGATCGTATTGACCCTGTGAGAGGGCAGATTGTTTATCGGCGGACTTATCGCCTAGATAGGCACTGCTTAACGAACTTCCAACGATTCCGCCTACAGGACCGCCAAATGCGTAGCCGATTGGTCCTGCCAACCCCATTACTGAATCAAATAATCCCATAATTATGCCGTTATGTATGAAAAGTTAAACACTATATTAAACATACTGGATTGTTATCCACCCTCGATTAAAAGAAGTTGAATCAAAGGATGTTCCGTCAAAAAAATCACCTATTGTTCTGGTTACGTTGGCATTGGTTGCGTCAACGCTGTAACCTGGGTCAACATCCTGATTTATATCATAATAAATTAAGTTGTCGTCAGTTCGAATTAGAACCTTAATCGTCCTAATATTTGCCAATGTCAACCCATGAGCCACCGCCACGGTGTTGGTTGTATCCATATTCCAATCACCAATTTCAACTACTTTTGTGGATAAGGGTAAATTCGCCGCTGATAAATTTCCAACTATATCAACATTTGTCGTTCCTGTCGGGATAGTAATTACATCGGCATCAGCATCGTTCTTAATCGTAACGTCATTAGTTGAGCCTTGGCCTGTTAGGATAAGACCTTCGGTAGCAGTATATCCCATTGCAGCGTTATCACCTGCCGAAGTATCTCCTGCCGCATTCAGGGTTGCATCTGTGAATATGTCTAATACAGCACCTATACCACCATCGGTATGAATTGCTCCAGTGCTTCCGCTTGTAGATGCTGTAGAATCATCATTATCTATTGCACCAGCAATAACCATACCAACTGTCCCAGTTGGAACGCGAAATACAGTTACGTCTGCACTATTCTTAATATTGATGTCATTAACTGATCCTTGACCTGTAAGTATCAGCCCTCCACTAGATGTATAACCTATAGCTGCGCTATCGCCAGCACTCGTATCACCCAAAGGCTTAAACGTCCCTATGATTGAGGTTACATCTCCTCTAATATCAACATTTGTGGTTCCTGTCGGAATTTCAATAACGCTTGTGCCAGCATCGTTTCTGATCGTCACATCATTAGTTGAACCTTGGCCAGTGAGCATTAACCCTACTGTTGCCGCATAACCGACCGCAGCCAAATCACCTGGCGATGTACTACCCAAAGCCATAAGGGTTCTATCAGTCGTTATATCTAATTTAGCGCCTATCCCCCCTTCGGTTTGGATTGATCCTGTAGAGCCAGAAGTTGAATCAGTTACATCGTCAACCGAAACAATGCCACTAGCCCTTATTGCCCCGCCTTCTTGTGCGATAACCTTATAACCATTACCTGCACTAATGACTTGCAAAGTAACTGAGTCCCATCTTTCTAAAACAAGGCTCGTAGCAGCACCGTCTATAGTGTCACTACCCGCCCTCGCTACTGTTACAGCAGCGGCGTTAATATTAGTAATAGTAACCTGGAAATCTCCAATCTCAGCCGCTATCATTGTCGCGGCGTCACCTAAAGTAATAGTAAAAGGGGTTGAGGCGTGATTTCCTTCAATAGTATTTCGGTTGTCAGATACTAAAATAGCGTAGGTCGTGGTCTTTTGAACTACTTTTTGCTCAAAATTAGTATCGGCCTCGCCTGGTGTAAGGTCACTTGCTTTAGCTGCTCTTGTGCGGATAGTGCTCATATTTCCATCTCAATCGCTTCAATTCGTTTCTGTTCAGTACCGGAAAATTCAACCTCATGATTTCTGCGCCGGAAGCGCCCGTTCCTTGTTGCCTTGCTATATCCACTAGTTTTAATGGTTTTACCTGAGGTAAAATTGCTATTATTTTCATTAGACCAGCGCAGGGTAAGGTCTGATGTAGACTTGTCTGAAACCTGTCGGTAGTCTTTGGGATATTTAAAAATATCTGTTCCACCATCCCACTGGCCTAGTCTCGATTTCATAGTTATCCCTGTACTAGACTCTCCAACCGATGAAACCCAACCGGTCTCAACCCAACCGGTCTCAACCCAACCACTGGCTAAAAGAGTGTCTTGAGGGGTTAGATTATCATTCAATGTAATCATATCACCGTTGCTTAAAATTCCCTCACCGAATCTCTGTACTGTACCGCGCCTTTTTGTCCATGAGACAAGGGGAAACTTGGTCAATGAATTAACCGTAGTCTCCCATTCGAAATACCATATCCCTGCCGTGTCATCCCAGACAAACGTATGATCTGGAACTACATTTGTAGAAATATGGTAAATAGTTAAAAGGTAAAATATATGTCCTTGGGCGCTAAAACCTGATCCTACTGACAAATAACCATCTTTCGAAATTGACTGGGTTAAAAATGAATCTAGTGTAGAGGTTGATATTTTTCTGATCTGGAAATTTTCTAAAGTCGAAACACTTAAACTGCCGGAAAAATTAACCGAGATAAAAAACGACCTGTCCCCTTCCTCCCAGACCGATTCCCCGGTAGAGCATCCTATTTGATAAGCAACGTCTTGCCTGCGGTTTAAAACACTTCCTACAGTATTAGCGGCATCGTAAAAAAACTCTATCGTGGTCGCACCATAAGCCACCACATTATCATGGTGTTTCCCCAAATAAATGCCCGCGTCTGGTTCTCTTTCGGCCTCTTTAAAATCTAAAGCACCCCAGGTTGAACCATCGTTTAATGCAGAATTATATATAACTCCGTTTACATCGAGAACAAACATAAATTGATCCAGTACGGTCCCGCCAAAGGCTAAAGATACAGCAGGTGTTTGCTTTGGTGGAAAGTCTGTATCTGTTATCTCGGCAACAGCATCTGAGTTTGAAATTGTAAACCCCTCATCGTTAGCAGGGTCCAGTAGAACCAAAGTCTCCCCCAAAACAAAGAAATAGCATTTCTTGGTTCCTGCTGTCGGTAGAGTCGAAATTGAATTTGAATGTGACCCCTTGTATAAAGTCCCGTCATTAATAATATAAAGATCGGCTGTCTCATCCCAGAAAATAAGGCCTCTCCCCCTGTCTCCACCCCCTTGAGCTGAGGCGTCTTCGAACAAGTCAATTGAAGGTCGTTGCGTCAGATAAAGAGTCTCACCTCTTTTATCAACCATACCATTAGTAACACCCGCGTCAAGTTCTGTTATGGTTGCACCACTAAAGGCGTTAATATGTAGGTCTGCGTAGGATAAGAGCCTCATGAGTCAAAGGTATCCGTTAGAATATTATGTCGATATCTGCCTGTGCCGAGCGGCATATGAGTCATGTCAGCACCTTCTAGCTTGTTATTAATCAACGTTCTAGCGATTAGATTTCTTCCATCTTTGGCTTTATCTGACAGATCGTTCGTAACAAGCGCGTTAAAAACTACTCCAAATTTAACCGCAAGATTAGAAATAATTCCCTCAGCCGCCCATATAGGAATAGGTATAGTATCCCCTAGAGTGTCTTGAGGAGGGATTTGCATATCCATATCCGAAACCGTCCAGGCAGAGAACATTTGATTCATAACGTCAAGAGCGTCTTCAACATCTGGAGTGACAAGAGAATTACCTGATTCTATAATCTCTACTTCTAGGGCAGATTTGTCTAATAATTCCTGATTAGTCAACTCAACACCTATTTATCAATCAATCCAAAGACAACCATAAAACCTATATTACCAACAGATGCTACACCTCCTTGCCTTACTAAAAGACCACTATCCTCATCGAGAACAATACGATCATCTCCAGCGTGAAGTTCTTTGCCGATATACGCACCGGCACTGGTTTCCTCGGTAAATAGACTGTCCCATCCAATTATAGCACCAGGGGTCGCGCCGCCTGTAGGGGTTAGTCTTGCGGTAATTCCTGTTGGCAATGCTCCTGGTGGTGGGGTAATAGTGGTAAATGTGCAGGCCGTAAAACTTGTGCCTTGTAAAGTTGCTGCCGTACCACCCGTACCAACATCAGTAGTTTTTGTTAAAAACAAGTCCACACCGACAACGCCTGTAACAGCAACAGCAGCGGATTGTATCGCCTTAACGGACGAAATCTCTATCTTCTTACCTGATCCTGTAGCGTTGAATAAATCAAAGTAATCAAGCGAAGCACCGACGGCTTGGTCTGGAATGAATAAACGCCATATCTGTTTACTCATAGTAAAGACCTCAGTTCGTTGAGCTTGGCTTTCTTAGAATAAGTAATTCCTTTTTCA